CCGCGTTCTTGCAGCAGCCAATGCACGTAGTAAAGGAATATTGTTCCTAAACATACGTTCAACGACGAAGCAGGATAATCGATCGCTAGCATCCGATAAATCAACGGTAGCTAGACGACGATCAAGGGAAGCCTGATGTACCATCTTAGCAGATTTCTTCTGTGACCTTAAGTCTATGAAGTTGCCCCGAAAGATTCGGTTAAACTCATAGAGCATGAAGGACAGAACCGACTGTTGACACCATTGGTGAGCAACAGGTTCGGCGGCGATGATCCGAGGACTTTTCAAGGTCTTCGGAACCATAACCAGTCTGCTTGGACCCTCTTTACGAGGGACTTCCCGGATGTCGTTCGGCATTCTTCCGAACTGATCAAAGGGGAATAGGCTATCAAGCTTAAGTGGCCAGGACTTGAAGTCACTCTTCTGGTGACCCTTTAGTCCCTCACTTACAGCACCAGGTCCGTGTTTAAAGCCTGCTACACCAGTTAAGTCAGTGTTGATCTCGGCCCAAATCTCCGGGTCGTATCCATCAAATTTGGACAGAACTAAGTCTGCCACAAATTGACACTTACCTAGCAAGTGTTTCGTTCTGGAGTCCGTAAATTCCATTTCTGGAAAAAGCGGAAGAGCTTTTACAGCTTTTTCAGTAAGGCTTTTAGGCCTGACCGAACACCAGGGATCTTGAGCACCGCCTTCCCAAAGGGAAGAAGGACGTTCTTGACCAGATTCAACATTTCCATAACTCCTTAAAGCGGCAACTTGCCGCTTCACCGAGCATGTAGCTAAAGCATTCTTAGACAGCAAGCATAGCTGCCTAATGAACGCGATAGCGGTTGGATCTACGACAGGTCTCAAAACAGCATCACGGTTGAAAATCCGCAACCAGAGCCCCGAGAATAATCTCGGCACTCTTGTAGTTTTTGAAACACACCTAAAAGGGTGTGTCTCTTGACTAAGGCGGCCAGTCTCTAGACCCTTAAGCAAAAGGGAATTGAGAACAGGGAGGTCCAGGCTAAGGAAGCCTAGACCTCGAAATCCAACCATACGGGTGAGGTTAGATATATCTTTATCTACACCCTTATATGCCGGATATGCTGCTCGGACGTCTTCACAGACGCCGAGCAAGACATGGAGTATGGCATTCACTTGGCTTTTCATCTTAACTCCATTACTGGAGGGTGGGATTCCAAGCCTCGGAACACTGAACTCACTCAGGCTAGTACTATTGTACTTAGACTGAGCTTATCGCAGACTTAGCTCTCGAAGTTCGAGAGCTTCGTCAGGGTGTCGAAACTGGTTCCGGTAAGGAACTGGATCAACTCCCGCGCGATATCGGTGGCGGAAGCGATGATATCGCCCTTTTGCACCTCGAAGGTGAAGAAGGCCTTCCGAACGTAGGAAGGAACCGCGCCGACCGGATAAACGGTCTCGACGAGCTCGACATTGTGTCGAGCAATCGCCAACTGGCGAGTCTTGTCGAACCGCTCCGTGTTACGAACGTAGAGACGAACCTCATAGAGGTCCGTAACCAGGAGGTACTCCGAAGAGTAACCATCCTGCTTGACCCTGTTAAGGGTCATGTCGGTCGAACCATGGATGTCCGTGAGCGCAATCGTTTCCGAGAACATGTCATATTCCTTTTGTTGGTTATTGTGGCTATCTCTGACCACGGCGGTTGTAACCGCCAGCAGCTAGAGACGCCATAATGCCGACCTGTCTGCCATTAAGAAATGGCATATTGACGGCAAATGGAGAGATGTAACTATACGCACGACTCTTCCGTTCCCTAGTCCGCGCAATCCCCGACATAGTGACGGGGATACCGTAGACATTACTATAGGAAACACTGGGACAAGTCGCAAGCGTTATCGCATGACGCATCACCGTAACTTCGATGAGCGTGGCTGGAATAATGTTCCGTTTGGCGCTTAGGTAAGCACCAACCGTCCCAAACCAGTCGGCAGCCCACGACCAAGGGTACAACTCCCAAGCTGTGGAAGGATCCACAGTTAGGCCGAGTACCGCTCGCGCGGCTAGCCTGCGAATCTGCACGGGTGTTTGGAGAGCAAGCATTTGCTTGTCTTCCTCGGCCATTGCCCAACGGCAGTGGGCCCAAACACGCTGAGACGTTTCTATATCAAAATAGGCGCCGATGAGGTCTCCGGCGCTCTGACAGTATCGGAATTGCCGATCCTGCGCAGAGAATGTCTCTCCTGCAGTAGTCCGTCTATACCCACGATGAATCAGTCTTTCGATAACTTTTGCACGTTTATGAACTTCGTGCGCAAGATTCGTAAGACGGGCCAGATCCCTTGCTATAGGGGTGATAGCGAATTGATAGTGCAAGTTGGCATTACCAAGACGCCCTGCGCTCTCGCGCAGGTTTCTAGGACGATTGAAATTCGTCGCAAGATTTATCTCATACTGGCCAGCTCGCCGCATCTGGAAAACCGACTCTCGAAGCTCTTCAGCAACGAAAGTTGGACAGTCCACATAAGGCTTGCTTGGGTTCGTAGCAGCAGCCGCCTTCGTAGCAACGTAGACGTCTCCTGGGGTATTGACACCAAGGTGACCTTCAGGAGCCCCTCTTTCGGAATCGGCAACGTAGTTAAGAAACCACGATGACCAATAACCGTCGAAGGGCTTGTTGATGATCCCTCCCTCTTGCCTGTGGCTGTCGATGATCAGAGGCATGTTGTCCTCTGCACCGGTCTGATCTCCGCAAAATGTAGAACTTGCGTTGACAGAAGCACCAGGCAAACCTGGGTAGTCCCAAGTGAAAGCGCCTGATTGGCCCCCATTTCTGGGAGTTGATCTTGTTCTCTCACGAGCGGACATATGGTACTCTCCAAATAAGGGTTTCAGTGTAGAATAAAGTATCTCTACACCTCAGGTGGCGCGAAAGCG